GCCATCTACATCCATGCACGCAACTGCTACACCGGGCGCAATGTGTGGCTGTCGCCCCGTCTGCCGTCCGACCCATTGGATCGCGCCCGCATCCTGGGTGAAGCCAAGTCGATACTCATAGGGAAACTACTGAGTGCAGGCGTGATGTGAAAGTAGTTGACATGCGCCGTTTTTCTGTTACGCTGTGCGTCGGACGGGATAGGTGCCTCTGCAATTTCCCTCCAAGATTCAAGCCCGCAGGTAACACTGGCGGGCTTTTTCTCGTTCGCGGGCCGCTGCGACATACCGAACTGGACTCGTATCCAAACCGGCAGCGCGCCCGCAACCCATCGAACCCCGAACGGAGCGCCAACCCTGGGCGTCGGCTGGCGGGTAAACCAGCCAATTCTTCAGCGTATGCACATGCGCAACAGGGAGAGCTGCGAACGGCAACGCCCAGGCATGAGCTAGACCGATGGGCGCTTCACTTCACTTCCAGTCCACCCCGAGGGGCGACACGCCATGAAACTCACAGCAAAGCAGGAGGCGTTCGCGCAAGCCCTGGCAGACGGCATGACCCAAGCCGATGCTTACCGAAAGGCTTATTCCGTTCGGGATGCAACCACCAAGTCTGTCCACGAATTGGCGTCAAAGCTCGCCAAAAACGCCAAGGTGGCGTCAAGGGTCGATGAGCTGAGGGGCAAGCTGGAAGAAAAAGCCCTTTGGAGCCGCGAGAAGTCCGTAGCTGTGCTTGCTGATATTGCCGCAGGGATTGAGAGCAGAGCGGGCGAGAAAGTCGCGGCGGTGAAAGAACTGAACGCCATGCACGGCTTCAACGAGCCTGCAAAGCTGGCGATTCAAGGTGCAATCAGCGTGATAGAGCGGCGAATTGTCCGTCCTTAGCATTGACACGGCGGCGGTGTTTGAGCCGCTGCTGAAGCCAGCCCGATACAAAGGCGCACACGGTGGCCGTGGGTCTGGCAAGTCGCAGTTCTTCGGAGATCTTTGGCTGGATGAAAACGTGGGTGGCAAGGTGGATGTGGTCTGCCTTCGTGAGACGCTCAAATCGCTGGAGTTCTCGGTCAAGAAGCTGCTGGAATCGAAGATTGAGCGCTTCAACGCCGGGGCGTACTTCGAGGTGCAGGATCGGCGCATCCTGTCGTCCCACGGTGGCGTGACCATCTTTGAGGGGATGCAGAACCACACGGCGGACAGCATCAAGTCGCTGGAAGGGTTCGACCGGGCATGGTTCGAGGAAGCGCAGAACGCCAGTGACAAGAGCCTGACGCTGCTCAGGCCAACGATCCGAAAGCCCGGCTCGCAGATGTGGTTCGGCTGGAACCCGAGCAAGGAAACGGACCCGGTAGATGTGCTGCTGAGAGGCCCTGAGCTTCCGCCGGATTCCATCGTTGTGCAGGCGAACTACATGGACAACCCATGGTTGCCGGACGAGCTTCGGGCAGAGATGGAATTTGACCGCAGGCGCGACCCGGACAAGTACGCGCATGTGTGGCTTGGTGAGTACCAGCGCAACAGTGAAGCGCGAGTGTTTCGCAACTGGACGATTGAAGAATTCGAGCGCCCACCAGGGACAGTGTTCCGGCTTGGTGCGGATTGGGGATTCTCGATTGACCCGAGCGTGCTGGTGCGGTGCTCGATCGACGGCAGGCGCCTGTATATCGATTACGAAGCCTATCAGGTGGGGTGTGAGATCAACAACCTGCCGGAGCTGTTTACATCGGTCCCCGAGGCTGAAAAGTGGCAGATCACTGCCGACTCTGCCAGGCCCGAGACGATCAGCTACATGCAAAAGCATGGCTTCCCGCGCATTCACCCTGCTGTGAAGGGCGCGAGATCGCTGGAAGAAGGCGTGGAGTTCCTGCGCAGCTTCGACATCGTGGTGCATCCAAGGTGCAAACACACGATTGATGAAATGACGATGTATTCCTACAAGCGCGACCCGTTGACCGGGGCCGTGATTCCCGTCCTTGAGGACAAGAACAACCACATCATTGATGCGCTGCGCTACGCCTGCGAAGGGGCGCGCCGCACGCTGCGAGGAAAAGAATGGACGCAACCGATCAAGCCGCAGACCAAGTACGTAGTGTGAAGCGAGGCCGTCCCCGCAAGGGAGAAGGCGCCGATGCTGGGACTACGGAACAGGCGCGCCCCGTTGCTGCCATTGACCCCGAGACGCAAAGCCCCGCCCAGGTGCTGGCCCTGCGCATCTGGAACGGCCAATCGCCCGATGCTCCGATTCCATGGCGCGTGGAGCGCATCGTGAACGCACTGAAGGATCGCGGCTATCCATTGAACATCACCCTGCCTGACGCGGACGCGGAGCGCCACCTTGAAGCTTACTAAGGAAGAACTCGCCGCCATCGTTGAGGCACACCGTGCCGACTCCCTTGGGGTAGAAGATGGCGAGTTGACGGTAGAGCGCGCGGTAGCTCTTGATCGCTACCACGGGCGCCCGTATGGCAACGAGATGGAAGGGCGGTCGTCGGTCGTCTCCAAAGACCTGAGCGAGGCCGTGGATTGGGCCATGCCCGCCATCATGCGCATCTTCACGCAGTCGGGCTCCGTGGCCGAGTTCGACCCCGTGAGCCCTGAAGATGAGCCGCAGGCCGAGATTGAGACCGATTACGTCAATCAGGTCATCATGAAGGACAACCCGGGTTGGATCGTCCTGCATGACGCCATCAAAGACACGCTGTTGCTGAAGAATGGCTATGTCAAGCACTGGTGGGAAGAGACGGAGAAGATCGAAGAGCCGCAATATCAGGGCCTGACCATTCCAGAGGTGCAAAAGCTGCTGGCTGATCTGCAGGCCGATGGTTGCGAGTTTGAGATCAAGGGCCAGGAAGAGCGACTGATCGAGACGCCACAAGGCCCCATGTCAGTCTATGACCTCAAGCTGCGCATCGTGCGCAAGCTGGGCAAGGTTCGGCTGGAGGCTGTGCCATGCGAAGAAATCCGCGTTTCGCGCAAGTGCCGTGGGAGTCTGCAGGATTCTCCGTTCGTTGAGCATGTGACGACCAAGACCCGATCCGACTTGATCGAGATGGGCATGGACCGCGATTTCGTAGAGCAGCTCTCCGCTTATGAGACAGGCAGCCACACATCGCAGGCACTGAGCCGCGATTCGGTGAGCGACGAGACCCGCAGCTATGGATCGTCCGTCTCGGACCGTTCAATGGACGAGATCGAGTATTGCGAGGCATACGTCAAGGTCGATTGGGACGGCGACGGCGTTGCAGAGTTGCGCAAGGTCGTTACTGTTGGCGGTCAGATTCCAGACGGTGACGAGTGGAACGAGCCCATCCCGGAAATCGCGATCACTGGTTTCGTAGCTAAGCGCGTTCCTCACCGCCATGTTGGTGAGTCGCTGTACGACGACATCGGCGATCTGATGGCCATCAAAACGACGCTGATGCGCCAGATGATGGACAACATCTATCTGACGAACGACAACCAGTGGTTGGTGAACGAGCGGGTGAATCTGGCGGACTTCATGACGTCGCTGCCGGGCGGCATCAAGCGCGTGGAAGGTCTTGAGCCGGTTTCAGGCGCAGCGGAGCCGCTGATCTCCAAGCCTATCGTGGGCGACATCCTGCCGGTGATCGGGTTCATTGACCAGGTGAAGGAATCGCGCACCGGCATTACCAAGGCGTCTGCCGGTCTGGACCCGGAAACGCTGTCGAACGTCACCAAGGGCGCATTCATGGAGAACATGAATCGCGCCAGCCAGAAGATCGAGATGATGACGCGCCTGATCGCAGAGATGGGCGTGAAAGAGATGGTTCTTCGTGTGCATTCCCTGCTGTGCAGGTTCCAGGACAAGCAGCGCATGATCCGCATGAAGGGCCGCTATGTGCAGGTGAACCCGCAAGAGTGGCGCGAGCGCACCGATCTGACTGTGAAGGTGGGTCTTGGCACTGGAAACGAAGAAGATCGCCAGCGCAAACTGATGCTGGTGGCCCAACTGCAACGCGACATTCTTGGGCAAATGGGCATGGTGGAAGCGCCTCAAGCCTACGCGTTATTTGCAGACATTTCCAAGGCTATGGGCTTTGACATGCCGGACAAATACGCCATGTCGCCGCAGTCGCCGGAGTTCCAGCAGAAGATGGCGCAGCCACGGCCCAATCCGGCCCTGCAAGTCGAACAGATGAAGATCCAGGGAGCGCAGCAGACGACACAAATGCAGCTGCAGGCCGATGCGCAGGCAGAACAGGCCCGGATGCAGCTGGACGACATGAAGCACCAGCGCGAAATGCAGCGTCGCGCCGAACTGGAAGTGAACAAGCAAGAGATGCAGGCGCGTGACACCGCCCTGACAAAGCAGCTTGAGGCCCAGGAGCGCGAACGTGACCGCCAATATGAGGACATGAAGCACCAGCGCGAGATTGAATTCCGCCGCTGGGAGGCTGAATTGCGCTCCGCAACAGAGATCCAGAAGGCCAACATGGCGCAACCCGTCCTCAGTCCGGCCACGATGGCTGCAGAGGCCGAAATCAGCCGGGAGATTCAACCTTGAGCGAACCTTTAACCATGGAAGCGCGGGCGTTTCGCTCGCAGGATGCCCGGCAGCTACTGGAGAACCCATTATTTGTGGAGGCGTTTTCCAGTGTGGAAAAGCATCTTCAGATGGCGGCGATGACGTGCGACTCCGACGACGCCCAGAAGGCCCTGCGCATCGTCATCAGCCAGCAGCTATTGGCCGCAGTCAAGCGCGAAATCACCCG